TCATCGCTACCAACATAGTATGTGCTACCTAGGTAAGCACCTTGAGTTGCACCAGTACCACCACCAACAACGATACCTGATTGTGTTGTAGCCACATCAGTTGTTTCACCGTTTGTGTATGTGATGAATGTGCTTGTGCTGTTACCAGTTGCGTTGAAACTGTGTGTTGCAGCGAAACTGTTTAGGGAACCAAAGCGACGACCTGTTTGGCTTGCACCAGATACGCCACCTGCTGTACCGCTTTGTCCGCCGTACTTGGTACCAATTTGGTCAGCACGAACGATCTGTGCTTCAACATCAAACATTAGCTCAATTAGCTGTTTTACTTCTTGGTATGCTTGAGGATCACCACCAGATTGTTCAACAGCACGAGCAGTACCAGTTGCACTGATAACTGTGCTGAAAATCTGTGTGTAGTTACCTAGGTTAGCACGCTGGTTGCTTTCAGCCATGCTGCTTGCAACTGCCATACCTTCTTGGTTAGCTTGAGTAGCTGGTAAACGATAGACATCGTTTGTCCATAGTGGTAGTGTAGAAACTACCTTGCGCTTCTTGGCCATAGCCATGTTTAGCACAGGGGTGTCGTCCTTGACACGGTTGGACACATCTAGGTCCAAGTCCTTGACAACGATATCTGAAGCGTCATTTGTATTCGCAATAGGATCGTTACTCCTATTACCGCCTTTTCAGGCTGCTATATGTTTCCATATAGATTAGACTATCTCACGATCCCCATGGGACCCCAGGCACTTCGCATCACTTGATGCTACGAGATTACTCTCTAGTCGTTACACCTTCCCTTGCGGGCTTGGCACGGTATTGTCTTCAACTTTACTTGCTAAGAGTTTCACCGTTTTCACCTGGTTATTCAATGTGGGTTACCCCACAAGGGCACTTACTTCGTTAATGCTGTAGTACCGTTACCAATAGCGGATGTTGTAATTTGTGACATGTTATTTTCCTTTTAAAAATGTCTAATTTGTTATCTGCGACCTCGCATCGCATTCAACTTTGCTAATAGCAGATTATCCTGGGCTTTCTTATCACCCTTATTGGCCTGTTCCTGAAGACGCTGAAAATTTTGTTGTTCTTGTGTCTTAGCATTTGCCACTGCATTGGTCTTCTTAGAAGTTAATGCGGCTATGCTACTACCAGCAGATTTTGTTGTTGGTCTTTCTCTGTATTTTAATCCATCTCTGATCAAGCCTAGGATGTGTTCATCCGCACTGATCAGGTCTAGATTGTTAACACCTGGCACTAGTTGGTTATTAGCAGCCGTCCAATTCTTACTGACCTTTTCACGAAGTTCATTGTAGACATATTCATTACGCAATTCCTTATCTTGAAAGTTCTTGCGATTCTGTTCAAGGACCTGTTGAACCTGTTGCTGACGAATTTGATAAAACTGTTGAAGATTTGGCTTCAACTGCTGTATCTGAGCAACCTGTTGCTTGATCCAGGCTTCATTCTGTTGCATGTTTGCCTGTATGCGTAGTGCTGTGGCTTCATCACCTCTGCTCTGCGCTTGAGCCAACTGCTGTTGGAATGTGGTCTGATATCCCTGTGTCTTTAGAATCTCATCATAGGCTTTTTGAATCTGCGGACGAACTGTAAATTCCAGTGCTAGAGTTAGACCTTCTGCCTCAGCCCTTTTGGTATTGAGGTATTCTTCAAACTCTGCCTTTTGAATTTTTAATTCTCTGGCTTCTTCATGTATTGCTCCACCTTGTCCTAGGATGGCTGCGGCCCGTTTAGCATCAATGACCATTTCCTTACCGTTTCGCATGAACTTAAACTTAGCGTTTGGGTTCTCATCTGCAAACTCAATAAAGTCAATGATCTCTTGCTGTGTAGAATCTGGAGCACTTACCTCTTGAGGGGTGACACCTTCTTCTATGGCTGCTGATCCTTCTTCAGATTCGTGTGAATCAACTTCTGGTTCTACGCTTGAGGAATCGTTTTCCGTTCCCTCTGGCACCACAGGGGCTTCAGCTTTTGCCGTCTCTGAAGAACCTGTCTCAGTTTCCATGGATTGCTTTAATTGGTTACGCATAGCGGCCATTTTAACAGCAATTGGGTCCATAGATGAAACTGCGTTTTGAGCAGGGGCCGCGCTGTCTGCGTTAGGCGTGCTCACTACTTGTTCTGTAGTCATCTAAATTTTCCTTAATTTTCTGTGGGGGCAGTTTGAATGCTTACCGCACGATTTTTATAATAGACTGCTCTTTGCAGGCTACTTACAAACTTGTCAATACCAGCGATGTTATGGGCGAGAGCAACTCGCTTACAATTATCATCTGCGGTATGTCCACTAATGGCGCTGAGTTCGTCTGCCAGGTCAAACTTGAAGTGGTGAACAAACAAGGCAAAGTCCTTGTTCTTGAGCAGGTTCTCTGCCGCACTTCCATAGACCTTAATGGCATCCAGTTGACTGGGCGACATTGTCTTAATTCTATTTATATCTATTTTAGGTTTGGCGTTAAAAGCCGCCGTCAATTCTTCATCTATAACCATACTATACCTTTAAAAAATAAATTAGTAATTTGTGGCTTTGTGTTGCTTGATTAGAGCAATGGCATCCAACTGTTTGCCTGCACTTGTGCCAGCTGTGTCTGCATTTTCTTTATTAGCACGGGCCAACTGCATGGCAGCATCTGGAGTCTTACCAGCAACTTTGGCCAGGATTTCCTGTGTGCGAGCATTGTCCAGGTCAGCCTGTGCTTTGGCCTTAACTTCATCTGGGCTAGGCTGTTTCTGTGCGGCTGCTTGTTGTGCCTGTTGAACCATCTTCATAACTTCTTCTTCAGTTAAGAGATAGGTATTGGCATCCTTAACACCAAGAACATACATCATGTCTTCATAGGGGCGGCGCATCTTAGCAAAACTTTCTGGAGTAATGGCATTGGCCTGTACACCCTGCATGACTTCACCAATTAACTGTGTCTGTGCAGCCTTTATGGCCTGGATACGCTGGATGCTGTTTTCCTGACTGGCCATACCAACGGCTAGATCAATGTGTATGATCTTACGCTCACAGAAATCCATGTTGTCAAACTTTTCAGCGTCTAGGAACACTGGTTGCTTGTCTGGATTATATTGTTGTGCTAGTTTCTTAACACCGTAATCATCACCATATTGCACTAGAGTGCGCCAGACTAACCAAAGCGCATCTTCTAATCCTTGAGCACAGTTCTTAACAATGTTGTCCTGTATAAGTTGGTTTGGTCCCATGGCCAAACTTAGTTTAGCACCACTGTTGCCTGGGCTCATAACTTCTGGTGTGAATGTGTCTGTTGGAGTTGTCATACCAACCATGGCCATGACATCCTGCTGTATACGGCTCATAGCAGTTTCAACAAAGGCCAAATTGCCACTTGGGGCTGGCATTGGGTATACATCCGTTGCTGGGTCAAACTTGCTGTCCAAAATAAAGATAGCGGCTTCACCGTCTTGTAACATTTCAAAGTCAACGCGATCAGGTTTAACACCTAGGCGTGGAGTGGCTGTGAGCAAACCTAATTGAATCTCTGCTCTATGAGCGGATGTCATATATTCCTGCATAGGAACTAGCGATTCAGCCAAACTCATTCCATAGAAGTTTTGTGGCAATGGGCGTGGGCACATGTTGGCCACTGGAATAAACTCTACTTCGCGGGCACTGATAATGTATTGCCCTGAATAGATAATTTCAACTAGTTCCAACTCTCCGTCATTGTCAATATCATAACGGTTCCAGGTAGTTAGAACTGTGACCTGTCGTGCTGTAGGATCTTGTGCGGCATAACCTGTGCTAGGTAAGCCATTGATAGGCACTGAGTCACGAGCGTGAATTGCTAGGTTGTTTAATAATGAACCTGCTTGATACGCACCAACATTAGAGTATTCTGCAAACTCCATAAACTTCTCAAGATCCATGTCAGGAAAACGCTCAAATGCTTCTTGTATGCTCATTGGATCATAGAAGCCACAGAAGTCCTGTTCTTGAATGTTGATGATTGTGGGATTACACATCCAATAGTGTTGTGCAATTGGACGGAAGCGAATGTTTAGGTTGTAACCAGTTAATTTGTATTCTGCTTCGTAGACTGTGTTGCGAGCAATTGAATCATTTAGAGCCTGCTCGCCTTCTGCTAGAGGAGTGTTTTCTTCAGGTGTAAGAATAGCTGTGTTCAATGCTTCTTCATCACCATCAGCAAATTCACGGAACTTGCTTTCAACACTGTCAATGAAATTTTGTTTCTTTTCAGCGTGTGCCATTTCATTAAACTGAGCAGTTTCTCGCATGACCTGCTCAATGTTGACACGAGTTTTACGCTTCTTTGTGCGTAGTGCAGTCAGTCCTGCGTCTGCTGCCTGTGCTTCAAATGCAGTTAATTGATCATTGGTACCAGTTGTGGTAACATAGCGTGTGATTAATTCACGATCTGGGCTGATCAGCATTTCGCCATTTTTGTGTAGAAGTGCGTCAGCGATCCAGTGCTGTAGAATAAAGTGTGGATCATTGTTTTGGTTCACTAGTTTATGAACCATTTCAGTGGCCTGGCGGGCGGCTGCTGTATCATCTTCGTTATCAGGCACAAATTCAAAGTTGATCTCACCGTTCTGCATTAGACCTTTAGAGATAACTGCTGTAGAATAGTCTACACTGGGTTTTACCACAGGGTGAATATAGTCAATGCCGTTAACGGGTTCAGTTGATTGTGTAACAGCCAAGCCCAAATAGTGATAGTCACTTGCTCTGTTAATATTGTTCTTGGTGGCCAGTAAGCGGAGGTTTGCCGCGCATTTCTGATCCATGATGCGCTTTAGGTGTAGGAAGCGTTCCATGCGTCCAGTTGGGTTATAGACTTCTGAAACTACGAAATGGCGTTTATCAAACATTGTGGAATCCTAATAATGTTTATTTATATATTTTACAGTTTAGCCTAGGATAACATCATGTTACAGGGTTGAATGTTCGTTTCCATTCAACTTTATTAGCATCCTTGTTGGCTTTTATGGCATAGATTCGTTCTCTGGCTTCTGCCATTCGCTGTTGTGGACTGCGGTCATCATAGGGTTCTGACCATCCATTAAGGGCCCCAAGTAGAGCATAACGAGCACTATCAATACAATCATCAGGATCTGAGAAACGACCCTTTTCATCCACGAAATAATTCTTTGCTTCACGAAGAAACTCCACGCAGTTTTCATTTACATGTAGTGTGCCCAACTCTAACATTTGACGCATTACATTGACGCCAAATGATTTATTGTTTGTGACTTTGCCTTCACTGTCAGGTGGATTCATCGCAGGCTGAGGATGCACATTTAGATTGTAGTCTTCAAATAGTTGTCTAAGGCTTAGGGCACTCATTGTATAGCGACCTGCTGTGTTGGCATCACTGGGCAGAACAATAGGACAGCCATAGACTTCAGGACGCATTAGGTGATTGATCCAATTTACAGGGGCAGCTTCTTCAGTGCCCTTTACAACTATTTGGCTGTGCAGCCAAGCTTCTTGTTCCCTAGGGTTCCAATACAACAAACTGATAACGGTCTTATCTCTAACTAGGCCTAAGTCAAGTGCTATGATACGCTCAATGTTCATCATGCTACGGAAATCATATTCACCAGTCTTGTAAGTAGGCCAGTTTCTAATTTGGAATACTGCGCCCTGTCCCATAACTGGAATACCTGCAATACGGGCTTCACGCTCATGTGGTAGGTAGTCGCGCTCTAATTGTCTCCTGGTTTCCGCTAATAGAAAAGGTTCTCCCCAAGGATCATATTCTGGAACATCCTCCCAACTTACGCGGATGTGTTCATAACCATCTTCTTCATACCAGAACTTGCTTACTAGACCGTTTAGACCTTTCAAAGGCGTAAACGAACAAAGTACCTGTCCTTGTGTGGTGGCAGTTCTGGTTACCAGTTCTGAGAATACATCGTCTGGTGGCTGCTCATCAAAGACCACAAAGTCTAACTTGAAACCCTGTAGGTTACGAACTTCCTGCGTGTAGTTACCAAATAGCAAATAACTATTGGCACCGCTGGCATGACGGATTTCAACTCCTAGAACATTGGCACCATCACAGCGCATGGTATCCTGCACAATACATTCGCGTGGAATAGCACCTGTTCCTACCTGTTCTCTAATTTTGATATCTTTGGTACCTATAAGTTCATCTTGTAGAACGCGAGCACATTGTTCCCAACCTTCACCTGCTACAAAGGCAGTCACAGGTTTATTGAAACGACGGCCCTCCCACCATTCTGGATAGCGTCCAGTTAGATGCATGGCAGTTTCAAAGCAGGTTGAAACAGTTTTACCAATACGGTTAGCGGCTAGGATACCGCGGCGTGGGTGATCACCAGTCTTAAAGAATGCTAGTTGATGCTCAAATGGACGAAAGTATTTGAGGTGGTTGAATTCCATATCGTCCCTAACTGATATAGCCCAGTCCTGAAATGCCAATTTGGCTTCAGTGGGCATCATCCACAGTGCATCAACGGTTTGGCCACTTTGATCACAGCACCAACGCACAGCACGGCGCATGAGAACATTTGAGTCAATCATTGACCTGCTCCAGGCGTTCTATGCGTGTGTGTAGGATTTTGTTTTGATTCTGTAGGCCTATGATGGCCGTGGTTAGATGTTTGGTCTGTGTGGCTACCATTTCTACAAGGTGGCTTAACTGCTTTAGGCGTTCCTGCAGTTCATCAATGCTGGCATCATGGCTCATGGTCTGAACCTGAAGTTGCTCCAGAATCTCCATAGGATCAAAGTTAGGGTTGAACATCGTTTTTTAATGAATGCCTAATTCGTTGAATATTAATCATTGCAGTGCTTAGATCAAGGATTTCATCAATGCTTAGTATCCAGGTATCAGGATTGGTTAAATCAACGCCTGGTTTTTTTTCTAACCCTAGATGTAATCTTTCAGTGATTAGGCGTTGAATGTGTTCTAGCTGTCCAGGAAACCTCTCCGCAAAGGCCTCGCGGTGTGCGCCGTTGACCTTTTGGAGAATGCGTGTATCCAAGACCTGGCGTTCAAAGTCTTTGGAAGAGCTCATATTAGCTTAACCAAGGATTGTCAATGGCGCCCTGATTGAACTGTGTAAAGCTGCGATCAATCCAGACTGACCAGAAACTTTGTGTACGGTTGACACGACGCTGTGGATGATTTTCCATTAAGGTGCGTAGACGCTGTCCCATCTTGGTGTAGGTGCCATCTGCATAGCGAACAGCCTGTTCACCAGTGCGTGGATCAATCCATACATACTTTTCTGGGCGTGGGCGACCATACTTGTCTACCTTTTCACCAAAGGATTGCTTTTCTAGTGGGCCCATAATTTCATAACTGATTGAGCCATCAGCATAGGTCTTGAACTGGCAGACCACCTTGCCATCCAAAGCTCGCATGTTGCTGTCTGGGTGTGGAACTGCAAAGTCATGGAACACTGACATTACTTCTGAATCTTTGGGTAAGCGTGGATCACGCTTGGGAATGGGCTTGATAGGATCTTCTGGAATTAGATCATTGTTGTCCACATAGGGATTGCTGCCTGTTAGATATCTAGGATCAATGTCTTTATTGTTAAGGACTGCTAGGGCAATTTCATATTTCTTTTCAGGTGCGATACCTTTGAGTTTTAAGGCTACGCGAGTTTCATCAAATACAAACTTTTCTAGTTCAGTGGCAGTGGGAAAGTCAGCCTTTAGGCCTTCTAGGCTGTATTCAATGGGTGCGGGTTTGAGATCAAAGACTGAAGTGACTTCTTCAGGAGCGTCAAAGAGCTCTTCAGGAGCAATTGGTTGCTCTGTGTTAGTGGTGGTTTCTTCTGTGGGAACTTCGTCGTTCCAAACATCAGCAGCTTTGCCTGTGGGCTTTTTCATAATACATTTCCTTTCAATATGAAAAGGGTTTTGGACACACTACCCTTGAAGTGCTATGCAGGCCAAGTACAGCCCTGTCCTAATTAGATTAACGCTTGAACTTTTTAACTGGCTTGACTTCATCATGCACAGGTTCCAACATTGGATCATGCTTGGTGTTAAGTTCTTCCCAGTTACGGTGATCATAGGCTCGTTTGATTTCATCAGCTAGTCCAGCACGCTCTGCTTTGCTTTCTGCAAAGGTGGCACGCTTGCCAGGACGAGCACTGGCATTGCCCACACGGGGACCACTGCCAAAGTTTGTTTTCATTTTTGGGATATCCATTTTATTTTCCTTATTTCTTTGGATGGCGTCCGCCACATATTGGGCACGAATCCATTTTATTTCTTAGCCTTCTTTGCTATGGCAACGATCATGGGCTCTTTGTGTTTCAAGGCTGTCTTAACTTCATTTAAGACATGTTGACTAGAAACCTTCTTACCTTTGACCCTGCGAGCCTTAATGTCCTTAGAGACAATATCGCTTTTGTAGGGTCCAGTGCCCGTTCCAATTGATCCAGTGCCAATCACTTCTTTAGTCCTCTCAGTGTTTCAGCAAGACGAGCACGCTGTCCTAACTTGCCAGGTGCCTTAGCAGCCTTGGCCAGTTTCTTAGCGGGAATCCGTTCTCCTGCTGGTACACCTAACTCGCGGTGTAGTGCGCCAGGATGTTGAATAGCAGCCTGAATCCACTTACCATGTTTCTTCACGGCGTCTTTCATATTAGGTTCCCATCATTGGTGTAATGTAAACAGGATTGGTACCTGTTGAACTTATGACAGCTATGACTGCTGTGGTTGTGAAACCATTGTCTAATTGGCTTTGTAGCTGTGCTGGAATTGAGAATGTAGCATCCCATCCACCATTGATAACGGGACCTAGACTAGGTGTGCCCACTGTGGGGAATGTGGCAGTGCCAGTTGAGGTGTTTACATAGAAACGGCATTGAACTGGATTGGTACCAGCGTTGACAATGCGATAGCGTTGCACTGGAAACAGGCTTGTAACTGCGGCATATGAACTCACTGATGTAGCACTAAGCGCCACTGTGTTACCAGCTGGGCTATAGTAGTCTGTAGAATTATACTGTACGGGCATGATTAGTCCTTGTTACCAACGCGATTGTATAGTTGGCGGTCTTGAATCTTGTCTGGGTTACCTTTGAAGTTTTGACCTGCACTTGGTGTCCAACTACGACGGCCGCTTTCAACTGGGTTAGCACTTGCGCCTGCTGTGGCTGGAGCACGACGAGGACGAGCGCCTACATCACTGATGTTGCCCTTACGGTTAGGCATCTGGCGGAACTGAACATCACGGCCATCATTCATGTGACCAGTGTGTTGATTAACCTGAATGCTGCTAGCACGAGCACGCTGACTGGAACCGTTGTCTTGACCGTTAAAGCCAAGGCCTGTGTCACGCTGGTTGCTTGCGGGTGTGTTACCCATCTTTGGTAGGCCAGCATTCTTTTTCATGTCGTTGCCAGGCTTACGGTGAACTGTATCATTAGGGATACGATATTTTACATCACTCATTTCTTTTTTCCTTTAGTGGTGGTTGCTTTTTTGCCTTGAGCGGCACGCTTAGTGGCATATGCGATGGCCACCGCTTGAGCAGGTTTCTTCCCTGCTTTGATCTCAGTGGAAACATTCTTTTTGAATGCTTCTGGTGATTTGCTTTTAATTAGAGGCACTGTCTTCGTCCTTTTGTTTATTTATATTATTCAGTGATTTGAGTGCTTCTAAGAACGCTGTTTGCTTGGTGTCTGCTAGTGCGGAATTGTCCTCAACTTCAACATCCAACATTGTGGTGGCCACTTTGTCTAAAATGATCTTTTCGTAGGTATTGCGTAGTTTAGTGTCGCCAGCGTAGATGCTGTCGCGGTAACCTTCCATTAGGCTGATGGCAAAAGGCTTGCCCACAATGGCAGCACATTGGTCTAATAGATCTTTGGCCGTGAGTTTATTGCCAGTGCCTTTGGGACGCCCAGCACCTGCTCTTGCTCCACCATGTTCTTTCTTTTCTTGTTCCATACCTAAACTTGATTCCTATTCATGTTTATTTAGCGGTTTGGACAAAAGAGCCGTAAGAAAGCCCCAATGAAGGGGCATAGTGTTTCTGCGTGGGGTCTATTATGCTGTTACAATTTTAGATAGTTTATCTACAACTGCTTGGACCTGTTTATTATCTACCGTATCAGGAATCAAATATTCTTGTAATTGATCACCATCGTTCCAAATGCGTCCTGCAATTTTTAACTCATCCCAGAACGGAGTTTGTTCCCAAATCTTGTCAATCTCTTTAAATCGTTTTTGGTAAGTGTCGTCATCAATTAACACCTGAATCCAACCAATCTTCTTAACTGCTAACATAGGCTTCTCCTTAATGTTTGTTGCCATATGTTAATTGTATATGGTATTTAGCATTTTGTCAACCTGTTTGGTTAGACATCCACAGGATCCTGCCATTCACCTTCTATGAGCCTAATACCTAGTAAGCCAGCCAGTACATGTGCATGACTTCTGGGTTCTATGATAATACCCGCACGGTTGAAATCATATTCTGCGCCCTGTTGTTTGAGTAAGCAGTTCATCTGCTCTGTGGTCAAGTCAATGAGGTCCGTGCAGTGCGAGTACAAGAATTTCATTTTTGTGGTTTCCGTGGGCGACCTACTGGCCGTTTGACCTGAACCTGTTCTGGCTGCTTGCGTGGGCGTCCTATACGATTACCATAGATGCTGTGCGTGTCTCCTGATAATCTATCTTTAACTGTGATATAATTGTTTACGGGTTTGCGTAGTGCATAAGGATTTGACTGTGAGCTGGCATCAAAGACAAAGAATTTACAGTTTCTGCACTTGTGTTTTACATGCTCATAGTCTGTACCTATTCTATGAACTGCACATTCTATCACTTGGTTGACCACTGGTTCTGAGCAGTAGCCACAGATCTTTGCCTCAGTGTTCTTTACCAAGACATCACGATCCAGTTTGGCACTGAAGCGTAGCAGTCCTGAAGTACGCCGTTTGAATTCTTCTTTGTTCATAGGCATATTTAAGTGCTGGGGGAATTTGGCTTTATGGTTGTGAGACGAAACGGACAAAAGTCATTCACTGGCATCCTTCCCTGGACCGTTGACTCCAGCACAGGGTATTTACCCAAAAAAAAGCACCCTGTTCTGGGGTGCTTTGAGGTTAGCCAGGGTCTCTTATAATTGCCTCTGCCTGGACAGGGTTATTCTATTGCCTTTCCTGTGAGCATAATGTATTCTTCTTGTGTAATGTAATAAAAGCCTGAATCAGGTTTTTTTACAAGGCTCATTAGGTGCCTACGAGCATTAGTGCCTCTAATAGGAATATAGTGATCGCTGGCTTGATTAAGACTTTCAAATACACCTTCTGGAGTTATGATAGGTTTACAACTACGCAGACGGTTAGCCTTAGCAGTATTTGCCTGCCAATTAGGATCTTGTGACAAATCCTTCATTGCTTTTGCTTTATTAGCACGCCAGGTATCACCTCTATTTTTTATCATCGTTTGATGCTTTTTTTGCCAATCAGGATTTTGTGTCAATAATTCCATAGCAGCCTTATGGCTATCTTGCCATTTCTGTGTGGCAGTGGTTTGTCTAACTGAGCGAGCATTTTTCTCACGCCATGCTGGATCTGCTGTTCTTTTAGCAATACTTAATTTAAAGGTATTGCTAGAATTGCGTTCCTTTATACCAGCAACATGGTTCCAATTTGTTCCAAATAATTTCTCATCGCTTAGACCAGGCAACTCAATGTTACCCCATTGTTCTGTATTTGTATTAGTATTAGACATAATAAAATTTGTCCTTCTTACTAGTTTTGAGCCAATATTGAACGGTACCTACAGCGACATCATAATATCTCGCCACTGCTGTCAAACTTTCATGCGTGATATTCTTTTCAACATCAAAAATTGGAGTTGCTCGCGACATAATGTTTTTAAGATTTTTTTCTTTAACATCAGGACGCTGTGCCACTTCCTTATTAATGCGAGTTTTTTTGGCTAATGTTTCTTCATTGGCCCAGGCTCGTTTCATACCTTCCACTCTGTTATTCCGTGATTGGGGATTAGCCCAGGTCTTAAGATTACTTTCTGTTGAATGCCGCCTGAATGAATCTCGCTGGCCAACTTCTCTCATTATCGCTAATTTTTCCCAATTGGTATTGAATAACTTCTCATCGCTTAGACCAGGTAACTCAATATTGCCCCATTGTTCTGTATTTGTATTAGACATCATAATCTCCAATGTAGACTCTGCGTTTAATTGCTTCAACATAATAAAAAGCCATTTTTATATTATTTCTTTTAATCGCGTATTTCAATGAATCAAATAATTGTTGTTCTACGATATTCATAGATTATTTCCAAAGTTGTTGAAGCATGGTTTGACGCAGTTTAGGATCTGCATTGTGATGAAGTGTATCTGCGATTTTGATAGCAATACGCGGAGTGACTTCAACCAAACTACGATAGTTTCTGCCCATATAATCAGCGGCTAGTTCAATGATATCTTCTGGATAGCCGCCTTCAAACTCTTGACAGTTTGTGCCCAACATATCCATGTTATCAACTAAATGCATGGTATAACTGAATTTCTGTTCATCTGAAAAGTTACATTCAGCAAAGTTGAAACGACTGAAGATAGCATTCTTCCATTGCTTAATTGCTTTGGCAATGTCATCTTTACGATCGTTAGTAATCCAAATCAGTGCGCCTTCAAACTTAAAATTATGAGGAACATTATATTCTTCCATAAGCGGATTTTTGCGAGCAGTTTCCCAACTGACTTCACGATTTTGGCCTAGTTCAGCCGCACCCAATAGCATTGGAACAATCTGTCGCTTTTCATTGTGGTGAATGATATCACAGTCATCCAAAATAACGATACGATGTTTGGCACGGTTAAGATAAAGTTTGACATACAAACTGGCCGCAGTAATTTTGCCGCCTTTGATGTATTCAACATTTTTTGTGTGCCCTGTATCTCGTAGGGCCTTTTTAACAGTATAGGTCTTGCCTGTACCAGCATCGCCTGAAATGATTAGGCCATTAATGGCTGAATTTGGATTTTGAACAAACGAAACAGTTTGTGCGTAGATGCCGTCAAAAGTATCTTGGACTTCTTGGGCAATTGGATTGATGCGAATTTTTTTCGCGATTGCGAGTGACATAAAATCTCCTTGGAGTTGATGAATAAAATTATTGACGCATATCTTGATATACATCTCAATGAACAGCACTATTGCTAGTTCATGTTATTATTATATAGTGTATTTAGCAGGTTGTCAACAGTCAGTTTTACCAAAATTCTCGTTAACCTTAGCATTTGACAGGCCTCTTTGATCTATGTTATAAATAATACTGTAGCGGGAACACTCCTTAATGGAATTCGCTTTGTAGTTGTTGTCATATAACACCGTTCCCGCTACACTTGTTATTGCGTGTCTAACACTAGGTAGCGGCAATTACCAAATCCAATAACGAGTCATGTTAATGTAATTCTCAAAAAGCAGGAGTGCAATGCTCCGTGGAAAAGCCCAGTTAAACTGGGCTTTTTCATCTCTTGACATTTTACAGGGTTTTCTGTTATTATCGCTAAATAAAAGGTGAGACAATGTTTGCCGCGTGTCTTAAGAGAATTATGTTAAATGAAAAATTACGAACCAAACTTTAAAGATCCAAGAGTCCTAAAAAGAATTACCAATGCCATTCAATTTGTTGAACGGTATGTATTTTCTACGCCTGTACCTGTAGCACAAAGTAAAATACACGAACATATGGCCAGAACAGATACTGCCATTGGCCGTTATCTAAAAAGCCAACTGCTAATCTGTGTAGATGAATATTACAACATTGAAACGCATCAATGTAAAAAATATATTCGCAACCAAGAAGGGCTAGATGCGCTTAAAGCAGCCATTAAAGCACCCACAACTATTAGTCCTGAACTACAGGCACAACTGGACACAGGTCTGTTTGAATATGTAGAAAAAGGCAATAGGTTCTTCAATCCTATCCAATACGCACCACGCAAGGTCAAACGCCCTTTATTGGCAGCAAATGGCTATACCAATGTCTATGACATTCAATGTGCGGCTCCTACGCTGTTTTACCAATATGCACAGAGAATTAATAGAGATCTACAATTACCTGCCATTGAGCAATACCTAGACAACAGAAATGACATTCGCACAGACCTATCAGTAAAATACAACATACCTCTAGATGATGTAAAGCAAATCCTCACGGGATTGTTTCAAGGTGCTCTATTAAGTTTGGATTACAGAACACGCATATTCCACATCTTAAACGGCAACTATACCCTAATACGCAGACTACAATCTGATCAATACCTCACAGACCTGAGAGGTGATATCAGCAGTATGTGGAAGACAATCAATGTGAAACTTAAACAAGAACTCAATAAAAAGAGAATTACTGCGAGAGATAAAGCAGGATTGTATAGGGAACTTGAGAGAGAAGTTATGTCTGAAATAAAGAAGGTATTGAAAAGAACTGGGAATAAGTTCTTATTAGAACATGATGGTTGGACTTCAAGAGATGCAGTAGATGTGGGATATTTGATTGGATGTGTGAGATCAAATACGGGATATGTGATTAACATTGATTGGGAACAATACATCTAAACATATAAGTTCATTATTGCATAGTGCATTATATTATACATGATCTCCAGAAAAGAAAGGAAAAGCAATGAGTTTTGAAGATGTTTTGAATAGACACAATGATCATAAGATGGTAATTTTACCTAGGTATCACAAAGGTAAGACATGGCCCGTTCCAGGACTATATTGTGAATCTTGTGCCAAATTAATCAAATGGTTGAATTGGCCCACTGCCAATGATCTAATTGAATATGGAGTAGAACAATTAGATATGACCCCAGAAGACGAAAGAGCGTTGGCACAAGAAATTATTAGGCAAAAATCTAAGGCGCCTAAAATAATCAAAGCGGGCGATTTGTTAGGATAATTTCTAAATAGATATTGACAATTTCGCTAAATACTTATATATTTGTATTGAAAGGAATTGATATGACACAGCAATATACTCTCCAAGAGAAAGTTCAATTTACCCAACACATCGTCACAGATCTCAATAGGTTCTGGATCAAGTACAAGGGCGATCTGTTTAATCACAAAGACTTCTGGGATGAAACCCTACACAGCTTTACCAATGAAGATTGGTCTATCATGCTGGATGTAATGGAACTAATACGCCTAGAAGACCCCAGTTGCTATCTTCCATTCAGCCATCAAACATTTGAAGATGCCCGCAAAGTTTTAGAATTTGAAGGGCATTCAGGTAATCCCAAAGCCCTAGACGCTCGTAAAAATAAAAAGAAGAGTTTTAAAGCGCTCATGCACATTAAAGATGTAATGAACAACTTTGGCGGTTACGAGCCACCCACTAGATTCAAACCTGACCCAGAACCCCCAACCCCCTTTGAACAATTGTTTGATTATTAAGGACTAACATGAACCCAGATAAGAAATGGAAACGCTATACACGAGTAGGTGACATCTATGTCAATCTTACCAAATACAGAGAAAATCTAGAACCAGACAAGAATGGATGTCTTCTTTGGCGAGGACCCCTGCATCGTCAGGGCTATTCATTTATTGGCATTCTAAACCAAGCAGGTGAGCGTAAGATGACCGTAGGACATCGTGTGGCCATGCGCCTAAAACTAAATCGTGAAATTGCATCAGATGAAGAAGTCAAACATGCCTGCTCAAATCCAGCATGTCTAAATCCAGCACACCTATATTTGAAACCAAAAGATTCAGAAAATGGACCAATTGAAATCACCACTCTTCCAAAGATACCAACATTCTCCAAGTGATGCCTGGGCCTGGAACTGGGCACAATGGTCAGATGTTGAAGATATCTTTAACATGGCTCGTGAACATTTTGAAACGGAGATGAGCGAAATATTCACCATCAACTATGAAGCATACAAATATGCTATTGATATTTCAACTAGCCATCAACGACATAATCTAGCACATGAACAATTATTAGTTTGCCGTGATAAGGCCACAAATAAACTCCTTGCTTATAGTTGGATTGGCCGTGGACATCGTACGCCCTACAGCAATGATGAAATGTGCGAAGCCCGTATGGCGCACTTAGACTTGTCATTAAGCGGACGCCAGCGTATGCATCTATTGATCCAAATGATCAGTTACTGGATCACATGGTGTGAAGCCTGTGCGATACCTGTGTTAGTATCTACCAGTATTCGCGAAGATCAGGAGACATTTCTTAAACTGCATGAGCGGTTAGGTTTTACAATCCGTGGTGGTATTGCATATCTTAGGACCATTCCAAAATGAGCCACACAGGATTATCAGGACTATTTGGTCAACAAATGAGTTCAGGACTAGGTAACAGTATGTCAGGTGCCCTAGGTGGATTGGCACAACAGGCAGGCTCAAATCCCTATATGAATCAGGGTCTGGCTGCACAACAACATGCTGCCTATATGGCGCAACAGAGATACACAGAACCACCACGGTGGGTAATAGATGGTAAGCCAATGACCATAACAGACTTCGCTACAGAGCTATTTGGAGATACTCCAGCTCGTACCATGTTCTTGTTAAAATACAGCGATAAAGGAAAATAACATGCTTAAAGCGGTAGGAACCAAACTCGTAGTTGAACGAGTAGAAAGAGATCAACAAACAGCCAGTGGTATCTTTATCACTAACCAAGCAGATCCAAATCCTCTAGCCACAGTCATAAGTGTTGGCCAGCAGGTCAAGATTGATGTCTGTGCAGGTGATCGTGTTTCAATCAGTTGGAACAACACAGCACCACAACCCTACAATGGCAAGACCTACTATGTGGTGGATGAGTCAGGCGTATTTGCCGTGGAGCGCAATGATGAATAATAAAGTCAAACAACCTACACCAGATGAAGTTCTAACAGCTTCATTGAAATTGATCGTTGAAGAATTCAAAGCCATGGGCTATGAAGATCGTATGATTTTTGGCAAGGTAAACCTAGTCCTACAAGGGTTTATTACCAATGAAGGCGGCTTTACAGATGAATACATCAAGCTGGCTCGTGAAGCATTGGCTCGCAAAGAATCAGAAGCCATTAGAAGTCAACTGCTCAATCCAGAAGGACGAGCACAGAACGATGGATCAGGCATCAGTATTATTGTGCCTGGAGGAGGTATCAAATGAACATACTTGGAGTTCCCTTAAAAGGTCCTATTCTGTCAAAAAAGCATGAGCTTTATCGTCGCTGGACCTGGATGCGTCAGGTCTGCAATAATTCAAATTGTCCTGACTATGATAAGTATGGCGGTAGAGGCATCAGCATTGGCTCTGAATTTGAAGAATTTTGGGATTTTGTTGGTTTGGTTGAAAGTCGTCTTGGACCCCCACCTAATGGAAGACTTAGTAAATTGGCTCGTATAGATCAGGATGGTGATTGGACCATCCGTAATCTAAAATGGGCAGATGCTAAGATAGTAGGACGCCAGCAAAAAAGAACCATTAAGTTAACCTATAAAGGTAAAACTTTGCCCTTGCGTACTTGGTCAGAAATCACAGGTATAAATTTTTATACTCTATTGCAACGAACTGAACTAGGATGGACTGCATCTCAAGCCCTGGGCTATCGTCCTAGACCACGAGTATTATCACAGGTAAAGAAAACAAATAAAAAATGAACTCAATACCAACCTACGAAGAAATTGAACAATTAACCTATAAAGAATCCAAGGCAGCATTAAAATCTTTGACAATGACATATTCTCTAGACACAGAGATTTCAAAGTTGACCAAAGAGGAATGGGCAAGGTGCGATGATATTGCAAACGCTCTATTATGGCTTGAGGATCGTATTAATCGTTTTGATGATCCGCGCATTAACAGTATGAATCCTGCGGCACAGGTAATTGTAACTAAAAAGCCAGAAGAGAAAAAGCCTAATCAAGCAGGCAAATTTTGTAATATAAATGGTACAATCTATGAAAGTGTGCGTGAAGCATCAAGAAAATCTGGCATTAAAGAAAGCACGCTAAGAAGCTGGATTAAAAGAAAACCAGATCTATATTTTTATGTGGATATGTTACCTGAGGTGACTGATGATAACACCAGCACAACCAATTAGGGCAACAATTATGGTTCCTGCTGTGGCGATTAGAGTTTTAGTTAGATCAACTTTAAGTGTTTGAACTGTGGCTTTAACTTCGTCCAGTTTTCTCTCTACAGCGGTCAGGCGTTCATCTAGCCCTTTGTAGCGTTCAGCGCAGATGTCCACATGAATGCCTAGGTCTTCCTTTTCTTTGCTCAATAAAGGAAACACATTCATTAGTATTCTCCACGCCCTTTTAAGGTAGCACCTAGCATCCAACAATGTTTCTTCAATGCACGAACGCGATCCTGTGCGTAGTTGGCTAGGTGATTATATCCACGCTCATTCTGTGTAACATCTTCTAGTTCTAAATGTATTTCAATCAACTCTTCCAATGTCGCATAGATCTGTTCTATGTAGTCTAGACCATCACCAAAGTCTGGAGTGAGATCATCCTTAATATCACTGCCATTGATAATATCCGTTAATGACAACGGAAAATAACTGTCAATTGTGCGTAGCAATTCACCAATGGTGTCAATCTCGCCCTGTAGATCTTCGTAGACCTTTTGTAAGAGTTTGTGATCACTGCCAAAGTTACGGCCCACAATGTTAACATGCGCGGCATGACTCTTTTGATATGCTACATAATTGGAGCAAAATACTCGTTGTAGGGCTTGTTCTACCATTTTACTTTCCTGCGTTTATAATTTGTTGTAGGCGTTGACGACCACCATAGATCTTAATTGTACGCTCATCTCCACTGTCTAGCAAATTGCGAGCTTCAGTGGCACTTAATGGTGCGGCTGTGGGCATGTTAAGAGCCATACGATTGGCGGCATTGACCATTTGTTTAACTTCACCACTCTGTGTTCTAGGACCAATCTGTGCCTGTTGTAGATATGGATATGCTTCATAGGCACTTGCAGCCATACCCACTGGTCCTGCCACACGAGCCACTGGGGCTGCTATGCGACCTGCTGCCTCTAGATAAGGACTGATGCGACCTAAAATGTTTGCGCCACCACGACTTAGATTTTGTAGTTGCTGTGAGAAGCCACTGCTTATAGCATTGGTTGGGGCTGCGGCAGTTCTTGCTGCCTGTGCGGCTGCTTCTGCTTCTGGTGCTATTGCGCCTGCCGCCTGTGCTGGTGCAGTTGGAGCAGGTGCTGTGCCTGGAGCAGTTGCTGGATTGACTGGCCCACCTTGTGTTGGAATTCTTGCCTGTGCGGCTTCAATTTGCTGTCCTAATTTTGTTTGTGCATCTAATAGACTTTGAGGAACAGGTTTTCCATCTTTTACATATTGACGAATATCGTGATTCATTTTGGTGTAGTTGTTCATTAGTGTATTAAACTCTTGAACAGCAGTTCTTTCACCATAACGACCTGTAAATTCTTGTGCGGCACCTACTGCACTTTTTGCCACATCATATCCAGGAATAACTTTACTGGCAAGTTTATCAGCAGGACCACCTAGTCCTAATGCTTTGCCAGCAGCCAAAGCAGCAGCACCTGTTAAGTATGGATGTTCAGCCACAAAATTACCTGCGCCCATTCCAACAGTTGCTAGAGTTGATGCAGTATGATCAACATCAGATATTTTGGTGCTAGGTGCTGGTGGTTCATCTTTGCCAGCAGGAGCAGGTGGAGTATCTTTGGCTACTTCAGGGTTGGCCTGAAGATATGCATTAATTTCTTCGTCTGTATAACCTGCTTCTTTTGCGGCTGCTCTATCAAATGCCATGTTCTTTCCTTATCTTACAAATGAGTCCAACTTAGGACGCTTGGCCTTGTCGCTGTACGCACCATAGGTCCATTGACCTGTTTGACTATCAAATTCAGGAACTGGATAATGTTTGAACGCATCAACCACAGCACCTGGGTTCTTACCATCCTTGTTGTATTGTGCAATATATTTGGCACGCTCGCCGTAGATTGCTTCATACTCTTTTTCAAGGCGTGATTTTTCTTTGTTCCATGCACTATTGAATTGGCTGGTTGTAGCTAATTCTGGATGCTGATTCTTAAATTCAGCACGGGCAACACTTAGGTCATTAATGAACTGACTGCGTGACATTAAGGTCAATCCACTATACAATGGTTGACGAGTCATGTCCACATTGGCCTGTGCGTTGAGTTTGTGTTCTGCTTCGCTGACAGCACCTGGACCTGCGTTGGCTTTTAATGTTAACGGATTAAGTTGAGTATTCAAACCAATTTGAGTATTCAATACATCCTTTTGACGCTGTGTTAGATCCAATGCGGCAACACGAGTGCTTAGATCACTGCCACCTTCTTTGTAGTTGCCTGTGACCAAATCACGGAAGATGTTGCGAATTTCATCATACTTGGTGCCTTGACCTTGTAATAGGCCAGCCAATTCTGGATTAGCAAGGATACCGTCTGGGCCATTGATCTGTTGCTTACGGATACGAGCAACCTGACTGCCAGCGTCTGCTTTAGGTGTAATATCTTCGCTTGCATACTTAACAAACGCTTCGCCTTCTTTCTTAGCAAGGCCTTGTTGTCTTGCAACATCAGCAGGACTAATTGCCGCTGTAGGTGCAGCTGGTGCTGGAGGTTGAACAGCTGCTGGTGCAGGACCTGCTGGAGGTGTTACAGGTTGGGCTCCTGCGGCAGCACCTGTGGTTGGACGCTCAATGACTTGAGGTTTACCACCAGGGCCTGTCATTAGACCAAAGTTAGTTCCATTTTCAGCATTAAACTTACTGATAAACTTGTTATGCTCTTGTGCAGGAATGTATTCCAATCTGGTTTGTAGTTCTTTGTTAAGAAGATCTAGTCTGCCTCTATTTTTCATTTCAATTTGCTGTTGCTGATATTCTAATGTGCCAGCAACACCAGTCTTCTTAAGACTTGCCGCTTCTGCTGCTGTAGCATCTGGACCACCACCAACACGCTTGAACACAGGTGCTTGACCTGGGCGTGTTTCAAGAATAAAGTTGCCTTTGACCTGTCCAGTTGGATCGCTGAATACATCACCGCCCATTTGATGAACATTCTTAGGATTCATTGCATTGGCAGCAATCTTACTTAAAGTGGATTGATCAACCAATTTACCTGCTTCATCGCGAGCACTTAGTAATTCACCATCTTTACTGAACACAGCACTATAACGATTTTCACCAACCATAACAGGCATGTGCTGTTTTGTTGGACTGATCTTTTCTTGTTCTTGTTGTGCTAGATCTGTTAGACCTAGACGAGCAAACAAATAGGCCTTGATATAACTGCCTTCTTCACCCTTTAGGCGTTTAGTATCTGGGATTTCACCTCTAGCCAACATAGGATCAACAGTACTCTGAGCGTATTCACGCATACGCTTGTTCTTAAACATTTCTTCCATATTGGCAGCAGCCTGTGTAGCAATAGCCTTATCTGGGCTTTCTAACAGAGCCATTGTGCGTTTCCAGTCATTGCCATTTAGGGCTTCATAATCCTTTTGACGATTTAGTTCTGCCTGCATGGCAGCATCTAGTTCAGGTTGTGTATAACTAGGTTGTGGTTGAGCAGCCTGTGTGGCAATGGCCTGATCCAAACCAGCAAACTCACCTTGATCAAATGGAGCAACTGCACCAGCTTGCGGAGCAGGAGGTTGACCTGGTTGTGCTTGTGGTTGTGTTTGTTGAACAGCACCACTAGCAGGAGCATATTGTCCACCTAAACGACCCTGAACAATCTTACGAACGGCTTCTTCACCACCATTGGCTCTAGCAGCCGCTGGACTGATTGTTCCATCTCGTAGATAGTCAGCTAATCCTTTGGCACCTAAAAAGTGTGCGGCACTTAATGTTTGTTCATTAACAGGCACACCATAATTTTGTAGATAACCTGCGTTTTGTTTTGTGAATAAATTTTGTGCATGAGTCATCTGTGCCTGACTGGCTTGGGTAATGTCTTCAGGCAAATTTGGATCAAGTTTGCGAGCATCTGCCCAAGCACCAGAAGTAATTCCATATGGACCATAGGCTGAACTTTTTTCTTTGTTATGATAACCAATGTTAGGATTGTTACCACTTTCTTGTTGAGCAATTCTTGTATTGTAATCTTGTGGAGCCGCTGGTCCTTGAATCTGTGGCATAACACCAGGGCTTGGTAATGGAGAGATAGCAGGCGCTTCTGGAACAACTACTGGAGGATTTACAAAGCCGCGTCCAGCACCAGCACCATAGTTTGTGGCTGTGGTTGCATTTTCTACTCTATTTTGAATGTAATCTGTGGGATTGTTCAATACATTAAGAACATCCTGACTTCTGTTGGAAATACGATTACTTAATGCAGTGCCCAATGCGTCTAAAAAATCAGCCATTATATTTCCTTAAATTCTAATACCAAAATTGCTTTGGTTCGTGTTTTGTGTATAACCTTGTGTGCCAGCGAAGTTAGGTGTATAAGTGCCTCCAGGAGTTAGACCTAGGATCTGACCATATTGACTATATAGATTCATTGGCAACATGCTGGCAGTAACACCTTGACCAGCCATACCTACAGCCTGTCCTAATCCACCCTGACCAAACTGTGCTAGACTTGTGTTTGCAGCCTGACGCTGTGCAGCCAATTGTGCGGCTAGATTTGCACCTGCCTGCATTTGTGCGGCCTGTGTTCCACCTGCTGTTTGTGCTTCTGCTAATGCTTCACGAGCGGATCCTAATTGACCCATACCACCAAATTGTGCTCTTTGATTAGCAATGTTTTGTGCGTATTGTGCTTGAGCTGGCATCATTGCTGCCTGGTATTGCTGTGCTACATAAGCAGGATCATTGACATTCATTAATCCACCTATGCCACTGCGTAGGGCAGCTTCGCCTGTGCTACCCAATGCACCTTGTGCCTGTGCGGCTGTGCCTGATAGGTTTTGTGCGGCAGCGTTTACACCACCAGTGGTTTGATTATATAAATTGCTGGCTCCTTTAACAAACTGTTCATATTGTGGGCCAACCACACCAGTGAATAATTTTGTTCTTGCCGCAATGTCCGCATTCTGCTCAGGGCTCAATGATGGAAGATATTGAGTTGATCCGCCGCCTTTTCCAAATGACATATTCGTTTCCTTTTATCTATTTATAGGTTTTTTAACTTTAGCGTGGATTACCTTATGATCCCGCCGCGTCCTGCACCACGGATTGTGCCAATGCCTTGATTAGGTTTAGCCATGGTTCCTACAACAGGTTGTTTGTTGAATGGAGTTGGACTTGGTTGTCTAACACCGCCATCTATAAGTCTACTTGGTTGGAAATTACCTGTTAAAGGTTTATCCTGTGGACTCTGTGGAACAACGCCTGGAGCACCTGGATTGGCAAAGCCTGGACCACGAGGAACCATTGGAGCTGCTGCCACTGGACGACCTGGTGTGCCGCCTTGTTGAACACCAACAAAATCAGGTGTTGGAAGTTGCTGTTGATTTATAGTTGGATTAATTCCGCCCTTACCACCAAGACCCATCGCACCCATTGAAGAAAAATCAGTGGGTAGATTAGATCCAACCATAGGCGTAGCGCCCTTACCACCTAACCCTGGAGCAGATTGTCCAGGCAATGTTTGATCCATTAGGCCAGGTTGAATATTTGCCTGCGGTTGAGCAGCTTGAATTCCTGCTCCTAGTACATCTGATGTAAATCCCATTCTATTATTCCTTTATGGTTGTTGAGGCACTGCTGGCCCAGTATATCCAGGACTGGTTGCATTCATAACGCCTGACCATTGTGGATTTAAGATATATTGATTAACAAAATCTACTGGATTAAATCCAGGAGTTGCGCCAACCTGCCCATGTCCTGCACCCCATGGTGTTGCTGGAGCGCCTGGTTGTTGATTATAATTGGCCAAATCAGCCATAGTGTTTACTGGAGCATGAACACCCCAATAGTATTGTGCATCTGTTGGAGAACCTGTATGGTAATAGGGCTGACTTGCAGCTTGACTAATATATCCTGGATTTAGGCCTGGACTGACCAATGGTATTCCTTGACCCCATTCATATTTTACATCGCCTGACCCAACATTACCAGTTAGATTAGAGTTAGGTGTTAATGCACCTGTTAGGGCAGCACCACCTAATGCACCAGCACCTAATAGACCTGGTGTGCCTAGGGTGTCAGCCACTGCACCTGCATAATCCTTTAGGCCCTGCATTAGTGTTGGATCTGGTGTGCCTGCTCCTGCGCCTGGTACAGCAGTTGGAGTAGCATCATAGACAGGAGCTTGTCCTGGACCACCTGGACTAATCAAAGTTGATGTTGCTTTGCCAGCTGTATCTGTAGCACTTACAGTACCATCTGCATGTGTGGTCAGTGTGCTACCATCATCAAATACCTGTGTGGTTGCACCTGAAGCATCTGTGGCTACTGGGCCAGCACCACCAGCACCTGTGGCTGCGGTTGTTGTTTCAGTAGCAGGAGCAACTGCACCACTGGCAGCATCTACACCTGCGGCAGCGGCATCTGTAGCAGTAGCACCACTGGCTACAGCGTCTGCGGCTCCTGTGGCGGCTGCATCTGTGGCTGCGGCTACACCAGCATCTGTGGCACCAGCAGCCAGGGCATCACCAGCGGCAGTGGCCACTGCGTCTGTTATTGCAGTATCTGCAACTGCACCAGCTACAGCATCGCCAACGACTGCGGCTCCTACATCTGCTGCCGCTGTATCAGCTATTGCGGCGATAATTGCATCTATTGCCATAATTTAATCCTTTATTATCTTTCCTACTACTGCATCTTCATCGCAATATCCCATGCGATATAAAATTTTTCTAAAGTCTTTGGCAAACTTAACATGCCAAATCACTTTGGTTACTCCCCTAGCCTTGAGTGCTGTTTCTGATGCTTTAATCAACTTAACTCCTGCGAATCCTGTGCGATACTCAGGTGCCAAATATACTACATCATTACTAGCACTCAGCGTTGTCATATAATGCATCATTTCACTAATATAAAATACACTATAGCCAACTAACTTATCTTTATCTCTAGCACCAACAACTAACAGTGACCCTAATTCAGCTATTTTGGTATACCTAGTCCAATCAGGAGCTAATGGTATATGCTGTTTGTCTAGGGCTACCTCTTGGTAGTGCCTTTCTGTAAGTGGTTTCAATTCTTCAATTAGATCTTGATTCCACTTTTCTATTCTATACTCCAACATTTCCACCTCAATACAATCTTATGCATATTTAGCGGAAATACAAGAACTTACTGTTTAATCACCTGTGCCGTCAAACTTCTTAGTCCTACAGTCTGAACATCAGGCACAACATCGCCCGTAATAGATGACCAAACAACTTCAGCGATATACCAATAGTAGCCAAAGTTAGGTTGATCAATTACAGTGGTAAAAATATTTTGTCCACAATTTACTGTACCCGTTCCAGGACTAACTGTAAATGAATTTGTCTGTTGACTCAGCGTTTTATCAAAACCAAACAGGTAATCATTTGCACCTGGTCTAGTGGTATCTAAAAATGCACTGTATCTATTAATTTGTACAGTTACTGAGAATGAACTAGCTGTAGTACAACTATATCCACTGGTTAATGCCAGTTGACTTGAAATAAAGACCTGTTCAGTTGGACCTGTAACAGTCACGCGAGCATTAGCATCAGTAGATACTGGAGATCCAGTCACTGTATAATCATTATTGATGTATAATGATCCATATGTAGTAACAGGAGCTAGAGAAGTTATAGGATTATTAAGAGCTAATTGTGTAACAACACTGGTAGTAGAACAAGATATTACATATCCATCTTTGCCCTGATAAAAATCAGGAACCCAAGTGTCATCACCAATTGGTCTTTGTCCAACAGCAAATGGTGGTGAAGCCTGTGGTGAAGTAAAATTCCATTGAATAGTCACCGTTGATGTTGCTGTATTATTATCTAATAGACTAACTGAACTAACAGGAACAGGCGCCACATACCAAAGAGGAGCCTGTGTTGTAGTTGATACAGCGGTTGTAAATGGTTGACGGAATGTTCCACTTAGCCAAGCAGGTTCGTAGGCACTAAATCCACTAAAATTTTGGCCAAGGCCGCTAGGACCTGATGCCAAATAGTTAACTGCTTCAAATAATCCTTCTTGGCTGACTATTGGAAACTGACTCATTATCTATCTTCCTCAACTGGAGCAATCTGCCATGTCATAGATGAACAATGCCAAATGTTTGTGGTAGTTGAGTTACTCAATGCCACTGTGTTTACACGAAATGCATTTTGATCAATCTGAACCCAAGGATCATGTTTAGGATTGCCATTGGCATCTACAAAGGTGGTTACAGCAGTTGATACACTGGCTGGACTGCCCACACTATTGGCACCTTCTATGGTTACACTAATTGTGGCTGTGCTATCATATACTTGAATATTGGCGCCTTTGTTTAGTTCAGCACCTAGGTTAACCACTTCAGGTAGCACACGATGCACCATAACTTTGGCTGTGTATTTGTCTAAAATCTTAATATTATCTCTACGGAATTCACTGCTGATAGCCACAGGCGTGCTAGTTCCAGGACTGCCATCAACACAATTCAAGAATTGGAATCCTTGATCTTTTTGTAGTAGAGTTTGATTCAAACATCCACGAGCATAGACCACTGTTCTTGTGCCAGTGTTAAAATAACCAGTTTGAGGATTATATATTGGTGCTTCTGTTGAGAATGTAGCACTATCAACATCGCGAGGTGCATTCCAGCAGTCAATATCGTAACGGTATGACAACATTTTGTTGGGCACACCATCATCTACTGCCTTGTCCTTGCTGGTATAATAAATTTCAATTTGGCTTTTTTGTGTGTTTGTTTCTAAAAACACACGATCATGATAGCGTGGATCTAGATTATCATAGAACCAATTCTTAACACGCTGGTTACCAATGGCACTGAAATCATTACCATCAAATACCCAAATGTCACGAGCATCTACTCCATAGACTAATCTATCTGTGTTAGCCCAACAGTTTGAACTTAATAATCCACGACCTTGGTTAAACTGACGCACGCCAAGAATAGGTGCTTGTGTGGTAGCATAGTTCATTGGGGTGAATACCACTGTGTCCCAATATGAACACAAGAAGAATAAGCCGTTACAAGGAAAGGCATCAATGGCTCCTCCTCGTAGGGGAACTTCTAATTGGTTGGCCACATTTATTACAGTTGGTGTCCATGTTTGTGGTGCTTGGTTAAGACCAAAGGCCTGCGACCATTGCACCGTTACAGGATAGACCTGTGTGCTAGTTGATCCAACAGGACTGGCTGTTAGGTTACCAGCAACTAATATTGATCCCACATTCTGTGTATTGAACTGGCGCATAAATTTGGCATAGACACTGGTCCAATTGGGATTATAATTCCAGGTATATTGTGGAGCTACTGTTCCGCCACTTTGATATGGACCTACAGTGGTATCATAATAGGTAACAGTTGTGGTATCACAGGCAGCAACTCTAAATGCACTACTACTGCTATAGGTTGCTGGAGTAGTACCACTTATTAAAATGTATCCACCAACTTGAAATGGTGCAGTAGTAAATGTTGTGTCTGTGCTGAATGTAATAACTCGTTGTGTGGCTACATTAATAGGATCAGGTTGAATATCACTAATCTTGATAGGCTGTTGATTACTATACATAACCAATGGCTGAACAACACCCAGCTGATCATCTGGCCAGAACATTGGAGGATTGTGTTCATCATTTAAGAATAACACTGTGCCGTTCCAACTTTCAGTGATATTGGTAGCTTGATTATAGCCTGTGAAATCACCTACACTGGGAGTAATGTCATAGGGTGGATTACCATCATCTGTCATTGCATACCATTTACCAGGACTTCCATCTATGGCATCAGTGGCCACAACAAACCAAAAGCGTCCATCAGCACGAAACCCACCTGTGACAAATGTTGGTTTGCCTGGAATGTAGTAGAGTAATTCTTGATCACCAGCTACTGAGCGTATACCGCGAACATCTGTTTCCACATTCTGTCCAGCATTGTATTCATTGGCCCCCAGCGCCGCGCTGGGCACATCAGGGCTGAATGTCATCTTGGCTAAGGGTAGTTTAACTACTGATATGGTCATCGTGTTTCCTTATACGGCAGTATTGTCATGGACATAACTCCAACGACTGTTTGTAGTATCCCAGAATGCTATCATACCATTTGGATTACCACCACCAGCACTATCACTGATAGCAATTTGTGCTCCAATCTGTCCAGTCTTTGTTCTGGCCACTGCGGCTGTATAACTTGGCACCACAGGAATAGCAGTAAAGACCGCTGTGGCAGTGGTAATAGAAACAGCATTGAATGTACCTGACTTATCATTAAACTGGTGAGCATCACTGTTATAGCTATTAGTACGATCATTTAAGATAGCACGGGTGGCCAGTGTGGTTGTGCCAGTGTTCACAGTTTGGAATATCATTTGTGTACCACGAGCACTGGCGCCTGCGTTTTCTACCATGCTCAAGTTAATGGCGCCAACTGTTTGCCCGTTACCAGAGCCGTTAGCCGCTATTTGTGCGTTACCTGAAACAGAAAATACTGTGTCGCCACTGACCAGCGCATCTCTGCGTCCTGAATAGGCATTGCGACGACCAGTTACAAAGTTTAAGATGTTGGTGCCAGTAATTGTGGCATTGTCTGGCGCTGTGTCCTGTTGTGTAACACCAAATACCTGTATTTGGTTATTGTTGAAGGCAAAGTTTGTGCGTCCACTTCCTGTGCCAAAACTGCCAACACCGCCCGCAGGAACCAGAGTTGGAATTGAGGCATCTAGTACGCCCTGTCCAACTGCCAAGGTTAGAATAGGAGGACTGTTGGTAGTGGTATTACCTGTTGTCCAACTGGTCTGCACAAATATTCTACGGCTGGTGCTGTTTAATTGAACAGCAGGAGGTTGAATACGCAGACCAATGTTAGTACCAGCGTTGGTAGTTGTTGAACCGTTGTTAGAAAATGTTTCTGCGGCTGTGACAAATATGCTGGCTGGTGGTAAAGTTGCAATACCTGAGGTGCTTTGGTTGAACAACCAGTTAGTGCCATCATAACCACTGAATTGTAGGGCACCAATGGTATCACCACTGCCTGTTGCAGTGGGTGCGGCTGAAGTTCCACGACTACCTTCTAGCACCAATTGTCCGCTTCCAGCAGTGGCAGCGGTTCCACCTGGTATGTTTTGACCATAACCTCTGATGTTGACCTGTGGGCGAATACCTGAAGTATAGTTGCTGACGATCATGGCCACTGACTGTGTGCTACTCTGTGTGATTAGAGCTTGACCGTTTACATCTAAAGGATATCCACCAGCACTGATGACCTGTGTGACCTTGGTACCAGTTGTTATGGCCAAGCCACTGAATGTGACTGTGCTTGTGGTAAACAAGGCCTGGTTGGTTACTGTGCTTAGATTAAATGCGCCAGGAATGGTAGGCAGATTGTTTAGATCATTGTAGTTGTTGGTAAAGCCAACTAGACTTAGACCTGTGACCTGACTGGTTGAAATACTGCCAGTGGCATCACTTAACTTGCCAGTGAATCCAATTGTTGAAAGACCAGTAACGCTGGCAGTTGTAATAGATCCAGTGCCATCACTTAATTTGCCTGTCCAGGCAATGGTCTTCAATCCAACAACACTGCTGGTTGAAATGCTGGCCACAGTTCCAGTCCAGGCTGTATACTGTGTGGTGCCATCAGCAAAGTTGATCTGTGTAGAATTTACAGCACTGATGTAGGCATTTAGATAGCTGTTGCCAGAAGCACCAATAGTGCTGCTAGCACCATTTGTGCTTACAATGTTGCCAATGTGTGTTAGACCAGTGGTATCTAAGGTCAATGGTGTTGAATATGTGGTTGTGGAACCTATGTTCAATACCTGGAATGCAATCTTACCACCTGCTGCCGTATCAGTGAAGTTTTCAGCAGCCAAGAAGCTGATGTTAGCACTACCGCTGGTAACAAACTGTGTTGCTCCATAACCATGTCCTTGAACACGCAATAGTGTTTCGCCTGATAGCACAGCAGTTGGACTTGCGGCTGTCCCACGAGCACGACGACCACTCCAAATGTTTAGTGTGGCGCTACCAAAATTATCTGTGACCAGGCGTGTGTTGACATTGTTTTGTCCAATGGCCCAATAGGCATAGCCTGCGGCATGTGGTAAAGGATAACTTGCACTACCGCTTTCATTTACCAATACACTACTGTGTGTGGCGTTTGGTGATGTGGTAATGGTTAGGCTGTTTCCATCTAGTGTGGCCAAACTACCTGCATAGGTCCATGTGCTGGCTGCGAGTGCGCCATTTAAGGTCAGACCTGCAAAGGTTGGCGAATCTGTGGTGTTTAGACTTTGATCAAATGGGTTTACTGCGGGTGCTGGGCTATAGGTAATGGCACCAGTGCCTGCATTGTAGTATAACACATTGGTTGTGGTAGCAGAACTTAGCGCAGTGGCTACTAGATTTGCACCTTGAACTGTGGCACCTGCTGTGACATTGCCCGTAGCACTTAGACTAGCACCCGTGACAGCACCCGCGGCTGTAACTGTGCCCGTAGCTGTAAAATTGGCACCAGTTACATTTCCAACTGCTGTTAGATTTGCACCAGCACGAACATCTAGTCCTGCATAGATGTTGTTTGTGGCAGTAATGTAGGTATCAGCTTTTAAGAATGTGCCAGCATGAATGCTAGCCGCACTGTAGATGAAGCCAGTTGATTGAATTGTACCACTGGCAGTAAAATCATTGCCTGTGATGTCACCAGTGGCTGTGATGTTTCCACCAGCTGTGATGTTGGTGTTGGCAGCAACTGTGCTGTTACTGACCACGCTGCCTGCGGTTAGTGCTCCGCCAACTAGGCCTGTGCCAGTTACATATAGGTTGCGTTCTGCAACAAGATCTTTACCAGCTGTGACATTATTAAATGCGTATAGATTGTTTTGACTGTTGATATCGCCCTGTGCATCAATGTCAACGCTGGCATTAATACTGCGTGTTTGAATACCAGTTTGATCAATTATGGTGGTTCTAATTGTGGCTGTTGTGCCTGTATTGATTACACCAAACTCAATATAACCGCCATTGGCAGAAGTATTGAAATCTTCAGCAGCTCTAAATGCAATATAACCACTGGCACTGCTGGTAAATGCTGTGCCATTGTAACCAAATGCATTAAGACGATTTAGAACATCATCGCGCTTGACTGCGCCTGGAGCATTTAGACTTCCACGAGCACGACGGCCTGTGAATATTGTGCTCATTTGATCAATGCTGTCTGTGCCAGTGTTACTGTATGTTTCAACAACCACACGACCCTTGCTGTTAGGCTTGTTTAGACCAACTAGAACAGCATCACCAGTGCCCACAATGGAAGGAATATTTGTGGAACTGGTTGGATTAATGAATAATGCACCTCTTGAACCGCTTTGTGGTGCTTGGATAGCCAGCCCTTGACTGGTAATGCTAACGCTGGTGTTTAAGGTTGTGGTTACAGTATTAACAGTGCTGATGTTAACACCACCACCTTTCCAGGCATCATTGAATCGTTCTTGTGCAATAAGATCAATCTGTGCAGAATTAACGCTGCCAAATTGTGTAGCTCCGTAACCTTGTGCGCCAATGCGTAATAACACATTGCCAGTGGTAACAAAGGTAGGTGCAGTGGCTGTGCCATTGGCTGCACGGGCTTGAATACGAGCAACACCTGTGCCATAATTGTCAATTAGGTTTACAGTATCTTGATTATTGGCGCTCAATGACCAAACAGCAACGCCATTAACTCCAGGTGTGGCAAAACTGGTGGCTGTGTTTTGATTAACAAATAAAGTGGCATGACCGCTGTCAGTGGCAGTATTTTTTACCACAACACCATTATTGGTAAACTGAGCAGTTGTGCCCAAGGCGCTAATGGTAAATGTTTGAGTTGATACCAGTGTGTTGCTCAGTGGAAATACTAGACTACCATCAGTGTTAATCTGTAGTTTGTAACTGCCTGCACTAATACTGCTGGTGGACAAATAACCGCCACTGGTTCCAGTGCCTCCAGTGATTAAAATACCACCTGGAGTAGCACCATCACCAACCCAAAGTTGATGTAGGTCTGTGGTCCATACTGGTTCGCCTTGAGCAAATGTTACTACTGCTCGTTGGCCGTCTGTTCCTTTTCTAAACTGTAATGGCATTATATTGTCCTTATATTACGATTGGGCCCATATCTAGGGTGAAGCTTACAGGTACTACGATTGTGCCAAAATCAAATACCTGGTTAGCGGCTGTGCCTGTGGCTGTAGTCCAATACAGCGTACCAGTGCCATCATCTACCAGTGTCTCACCTGCTGTTCCATGCTGTGCAGGAAACTTATAATTTGGAAATTGTGTTGTTCCGTCTGTGTTGAATGACCATGCGCTACTGGTTGTAGCATATCTGCTGGTATTAACATGAACACCAGTGTCATCAACTATTAATTCATTATTGCCTGTATTGTTAACTAGGGTGACTGCGCCATTAGGAGGTGCTAGCCAATACTGATCACTAAATTGTGCTGTAGTTGTGCCAGTGTTTAGACTGCCAGTGGGTAGGCGCATGACGCCATCGCTGCCCATTGTCCACTCATGTCCATTGGCAATGAAGTTAAACTCTTGATTGACAGCATTAGTTGTGGTGTTGCCTGAAAATATCCAATTGCCTAACTGTGCAGAAGTTGCTGTTGAGAATTGAAATACGCTGGCAGCAATAGTTGAACTGTTGGTGGCTGGATCTAAGAAGAACTGAACATTACCATTGTTGTCAAATAATTGTATCAACTGTTCAGCATTGGTAGGCAATGGACTATAGTAACCACCATACAGACCCTGTAGGTTAGTTGAGTAGGTGGTTGCACTGAAGGTGCTGGTGCTACCAACATAGAGTGTGACTACATTAGTTGAGGTTACTGTATAGGTTGATGTATTACCATAGAGGCTGGGCATTACGATTCCTTAGCGAGCAGTATATCTGCGATCCTTGCGTGGCTGGAAGATTGAAGTTATTCTTGTGTGTCCACCTGACCACTTGCCTTTGGCATTTTGGTCCTCAATGATGTTCATTGATTCTTCAAACTTGGCCTTGTATATTTGTGCGTCTTCTGGACTCTTACGCTTAACATAGTAGCAGTGAAGAGTACTATAAACATAGCCTTCTGGAAAACTCTGTAGCACACCATTGGTTTGAACTACATTGCCATTGCTATCTACTGAGAATAGATAGGGCCACGCACGATAGTAATACAAGTTGATTATGTCACCTTGGCTTAGACCAGGTAGGAACTTATATTTTTGTCCTACTTCTGAGAACTTACCGCGATATACTGAAGGTATATTGATAGGCTTAAGATATAGTGCTTCTACCAAACTTTCTGTTATGATATCACGATCACCAATGCGATCATAAACAATCCAGGGACCTAATTGACTATAGTTACTGGAGCCTTGAACGCCACCCATCTTGAAAAACAAGATAGGTTTAAGCATGTCACCTGGAATAGGTATCATGCCAAATTCATCAGCAGTGGCCTGGAACTGTGGATTGAATGGATCACTACGCTGAATAGGTAGTTCCAGGTTACGCATCATCATTTCGCCCATAAAGATACATTCTTTGATCTCTTGGTCGTTGCTGCTGCCTGTAAATTGTTTGACAAATGCAACTAGTTCATCTGCATTGGCTATTTGGCTCATAGATTATGTCCTTGGAAGAATTTCTTTTCACCTGTCTTGGCAGGATAGGGCACATCAATGGGAATTGGTAACTTACCACCTGGATAGCAGACAAACTGTGGATATTCTTGTTGTACCACACGATAAAACTGTGCCTTAAGTGTTCTATCACGCTTGATTGTGCTCCAACGCATACCACCAAAGTATTCATCACTGATACGCTGTTCAACTACTGAGGGTAAATCCATCCAACGATGTGCTAGTTTACCATCTTCTGTTAATGGTGCTAATGGATCTGGAACTCCTGCTTCAGCAGCCTCACGATAACGCTTACAACGCTCAACGACTGCTTGGTAATTTAATTGTTCACGACGAATATAGAACTTACCATCTTCACGACCTGTGGTGGTAATGATGTTACCACTCTTATTTGTGGCTGTGCGTGTCCAATCACCCTTCATTGAGCGATATAGATCATTGTTGCGTAGTAATGCATCAGCAAGACCGTTGTGCCCATCAATCATTCCACCATGATCTCTGCGTGTAAAATCCAGGTTTGTTTCTGGATCTGTGTCATCTAACATTGATGCATTGGGATTCTTAAGGCTGTATTCTTCTTCTGGCGTCATTCGCGTTGATTCCTTTGCTTTTATTTATATAATTTACAGTATAGGCTGCGGTAATGCCCACATAAGACAAAAGGCCCCTGAGGGCCTTTTGATTTAGTCTACAACTAATCGCGAAGATTAGAAGCTCTGACCACCCCATGCGTTCAAACGAACGACTAGAGCAGCTGGGCGTAGTGGACCTGCGCCATATGCGTTTAGGCTTGGTGCGCTTGCACTTGCAGAAATGTCGTGTAGAACAGCAACACCTGCTGGGTTACGAACAATTAGAGTACCTTCCATGATGAACTGGTCTAAACTTGCATCTGCATTGCTGAAGATTTCGTTGTTAGGACCTAGGTCGCGTAAAGAACCCCACTGTAGAACTTCCTCGTTTAGGAAGTAAACTTGGTTAGGAACATACTGGTCCATGATCCAAGAATCATAGATTTCGTATGTGTAGTTGAAGTCACCTTCGTAGGTCTGAATTGTGTCACCACGCTCAGAATTTACACGGTTGATACCACGACTTGTTGGGAAGTTGTCGCTTAGGTGTGTGCGTAGGCTTGTTGGGCAAACTACTGTGCGGATCTTAGCGTTGAAACGCTTTTCTGCGGCTGTTACCAACTGCTTGTAGATCGCTGGGTAGAATTGTGTGTTAGCCTCATCGCTACCAACATAGTATGTGCTACCTAGGTAAGCACCTTGTGTTGCACCAGAACCACCACCAACAACGATACCACTTTGTGTTGT